TTGTAAGTAATGTTGCTGGGGCTTTGCTCGGTACTGCTACCACTGAATGGTTTAAAGACACTCGTGCAGGCAAGTGGTGTTTTGATAAGTATTTGAGTATTGTTTATTGGGCAAATGAAAAATACGGTATTGATATTCTTAATAAAGAAGAAGTATCGTGGAAGACAAAGTATCCTAACGTAGCCGAAAAGATGTTTGAACTTGAACGACGAATTGAAAAGTTAGAGAACAAATGAAAGATAAACTTTATAAAAAGGTTAAAAAAATGGAATTAGGCAATCCTATAATTACTACCCTTGTCGGGCTAGTAGTCTTCTACATTGGGCTAAAAATGTTTTCAGGTGGTATGAAATCGATGGGTAATATGGATCATTTATCATATTTTATTCATAACCCATATTGGATGTTCCTTGGTGGTATTGTTATGACACTATTATGGCAATCGTCATCCCTATCGACAACTGCTATTATTGCATTAGTTGCCTCTGGTGCTGTTCCATTACCTGCCGCTATTGCTGCTGTATTAGGAGCAAATCTTGGCACAACTGGTACTATCTGGATTGCTGGAATGCTTGTATCCGATGGTATGCCAAAAGCAGATACACTACGAATTGCTATGGCACATACAGGAGTAAATCTATTAATGTCAATAAGTTTATTACCGTTCGTTCATCATATTGCTAGATTCTTAGGAAGATTTGGTTAATGAAAATTGTACTAGTTTCGGGTGGGTTTGATCCTCTTCATTCGGGTCACATTGCTTACTTTCAAGCAGCAAAGAAACTTGGTGATAAACTTGTTGTTGCTCTGAATACAGATGAATGGCTTGTTCGCAAAAAGGGTAAAGCATTTATGCCCTGGGATGAACGAGCGTCTATTATATCCGCATTAAAAGATGTAGACGTTGTATTGGGGTTTGAAGACTCAGACGATACTGCTGGTCATGCTATTTTTCAAACGCTTGCTGGATTTCCTAATGATGAAATTGTCTTTGCAAATGGTGGTGATAGACCAGAAGGCAATGTGCCAGAATATGATGAATATGGAGTCAATGAAAGTATTGAATTCGTATATGGCGTAGGTGGTAATGATAAAAAGAACTCAAGCAGTTGGATTTTAAAAGATTGGGAAGCACCAAAGATACAACGGGAATGGGGTTACTATCGTAATCTATATGATGGTGATGGGTTTAAAGTTAAAGAACTCGTTATTGCTCCTCATTGTGCGCTGAGTATGCAGAAACATAAACATAGAAGCGAGACGTGGAATATTGTTAGTGGTAGAGCATCTATTGTAACAAACCATAGAATAACATCAGATCCATTTGATGGTGCTAATATATGGCAACTACATAAAGATAATCCATATAACATTGCAAAAAATACTTGGCACCAAGGTCGTAACGATAATGACGAGCCAGCACATATTGTAGAGATATGGAAGGGCGACAGTGACAAATTAAACGAAGAAGATATTGAAAGGTATGATCCATGAACGAGCAAATAAAAATTGAAGCTATGTGGCAGCAATTTATTAAAGAAAATCCAAACCCAAATTACATAGAATTTTGTTCTTATGTTTCAAATAGCTTACAGTGTAGCTTACAAGAAGCAAAAGATATGTCACACCATCTATTGCTATTAGAGTAGAAATCTATTGACTTTGACGGCAATATAAACTATATTAATAATAGTGAATAATTATGGAGATTTTTAATGGCCAAGAATGCCTACACATCAAAGGGCGAACGTCCTAATGTATCAAAGAACACTCGAAAGTCAATGCGGCGTGATTATATGAGTAATCCATTACAGCGTCTTAGTAATCAAGTTGCTGCATGGAAAGCAGGTAAGAATGTAATGCTTACTGTTCCAAACAAGGGTGGTGATGCAAAAAAGATGCCGTTCGTTCGAGTAAATGCCCGCGAAGTTTGGGGTAATCCTACTAATGGATATATGATGAAACAAGTGTCGGAGTAATATATTATGACAATCGATCTTAAAGCAATCACGCGAGAAACAGTAGCATCTATTTTAAAGATGGATATTGCAAATGTAACTTTTACAAAAGCCGATGGTTCAGAACGTGTAATGAAATGCACTCTTGTCGATGAGTACATTCCAAATACAGATGAACGTACAAGCACTCGCGCAGTAAACGAATCTGTTCTTCCAGTTTGGGATATCGATAAGAATGCATGGCGTTCGTTTCGCATTGATTCGGTCAAAGCAATTCAGGTAATTTGATATGAAATTTAAGATAACAGGTATCGAAAAAGATACCGACACAGGTACTATCGATGATGATGGTAATGTGATTGATGCCAAAGGTGGCACTGAAATGATGAAGCAAGGCATCATTGATCGTCTTGATGATAATCTTCTCAATCAATTTAATATCATTCATTCCCGTGTTCGAAATCTAAGCGAAGATAAGAAAAATATTTTAGTTCTTCACGACTTGGCTGATGATCCTGAAGCTGTACATTTGAAAGATCCGAAGTCTCGCGCAAGGTTTGAGAAGTTAGTCTTTGTATCTAATTGGCAGTTTCAAACATATCATGCACGACACGGCATTCCTTACAGCGAATCTATAGTATTGAGGAATGCTATTGAGCCTATCGAAGCTCACGAGAAGGATATGGATGGACCAATCAATTTGATCTATCACACGACACCTCACCGTGGTCTTGAACTTCTTCTTCCTGTATATGAAGTATTGCATAATAAATGGGGTGATAAAATCCATCTTGATGTTTACTCTTCTTTTAACATCTATGGATGGCCACAACGCGACGAACAATATAAAGAAATATTTGATAAATGTAAAGCACATCCTGGTATTGAGTATCATGGGTCTGTTCCTAACGATGAAATTCGTGAAGCATTGAAGAAAGCTCATATCTTTGCATATCCATCTATATGGCAAGAAACATCTTGTATTGCCGCTCTCGAAGCAATGAGCGCTCGGTGTGCTGTTGTGTGTCCAAACTATGCTGCTCTAGCCGAAACCGTAAATGACTTTGGTCTTATGTACCAATGGCACGAAGATCCAACAGTACATGCCAATCGACACCTACAATTACTTGATGCTGCAATCACAGACTATCATAATCCTCGGCATATGGACAAGCTAGATTTTCAAAAATTATATGTCGATAACTTCTATTCATGGGATTCCCGTATTATCGAATGGGAAAATATGCTAATTAATCTCTAAGTCATTGATATCATTGAAATCTTTTTTTAATAAAAACGAGATTAGTGCTTGACTTATTAATCATTGTATAGTATTATTATTATAATGAATAATTAAAGGAGATTGATATGACATCCGATTTGTTTAGTTCGAAGTCGCAATGGAAAAAAGCAGAATGGCGTAGCACCGAGACCTGGGAGAGCGTAAACTGTGCTTCTGGTATAGTTACTATTACCGAAGTCGGAGATGGGTTCCTTGGTCGTGATGAGCATGGTATGCTCGTTTCTCAGTTTTCTGACACTTTTGAAAATTGTGTCCAGATGATGGAAGAGACCTTTGATTGGTTTAACTTTGAGTTGATGGAGGTTTAATATGGCTAAATCGCTTTTAAAAATTGGTCGTAAGAAAAAAGCATCTCGTAGTCGAGTTAACCCAAACGAGCCTGTTTGGGCAGCAATTGATCCAAATTTTGGTTCTTATAAGAAAGAAAAAGCATACGCTACCACTTGGATGGCAAATAGTTTTTCTACAAAAGAGTTAAAAGATGCTACGATCAAGTACAGCAAAGTACATCGTAAGAAAGAAATGAAGAAGTTTCATTATTCTTCAATCAATCAAATTTATTTTGTTTCAGTGGGAAAAATCTGCCATATAATGAATAAGGGTGGATCGTTATCACAAAATACTCTTGATTGGCTTGATATAAAATGGAAAGAACTCGAAGAACAAGGTAAAGATTTAGTCGAGGAAACCCCAACAAAAACAAAAAAACCAGTCGTTTCTATTCAAGAGCGTGTTCGTGAAAAGATCAGCGAGTATATTGCCGAGATCGAAGAGCAAGTTGATTTGTTTTCTGAAAACAATTATAAGTCAGAATTTGATATGTACAAGTGGCTTATGAGTAACAATGTAAAAGCACAACCAGCAAATGCTATTGCTGATTATTATGTTCCTTGGTGTGATGAGTTGAAAGAAATGATCACTAAAAAAGACGAGCAACTTGTTGAAGGTTATTCGCATATGAAACCAGCTCAAATTAAAAGGTTTGTTGAGTTTCTTGATGGTATCATTAAGGACGCCGCAACATGGAGTGCAAATCAGAAAAAGACTAAGAAGCCTAAAAAGAAACGTGAGCGGTCTGTTGATCAGATACTGAAACATTTTAAATTTAAAGAAAGTGATCCTGCATTCAAAGTGCAATCGGTTAACGCTTCCCAGATTATTGGAGCTAGTGAGCTTTGGGTTCTTCATACAGGCTTTGTGAAAAAGATAGGTGTGTATCGGGCTATTGATAGAGGTGGTC